TGACACGCCTGTCTGTCCTCCTCGGTTCTTCGCGAGGTGCATCCACACGCAATCATTCTCCCGATCAATCTCCTTCTCTCTGTGCAAAAGGATTACCGCATCCGCATCCTGCTCGATTGAACCGGACTCGCGCAGATCGGAAAGGGTTGGCTTGCGTCCTCCGTCTTTGGAACTGGATCTGTTTAGCTGGCTCAACGCAAGTACGGGTATTTCATATTCGAGCGACATTTGCTTGAGGCTTCGAGAAATGTGCGATACTTCCTGCACTCTCGAATCGTAACCATCGCTTGTGAGCAGTTGCAAGTAATCCACTACCGCAAACCCAAGTTCCCCTTCGAGTCTTTGTTGAGCGAGAAACGCGCCCAATGCTTCGAGGGTTGCCTTGTTATCGTCCTTGAAAGTTATAGGCCAACCTTTCATCGCTTTCGCGGTATCCGCAAGCTTGGTCTTGTCCTGCGCGGTAAGCTTGCCAGCTTCCGTGGGACGCGCAACCCCGCTTGCGTTGGATAGAAGCCTTCCCGCGCATTCAGCAGCACCCATCTCAAGAGAAACGTAGCTCGTCCTGATTCCTTTGCGGGACGCTTGGAGGGTGACGTGCATGGCGAGGGCGCTCTTGCCTACTCCCGGTCTTGCTCCGAGTACGTACAGTTTTCCGTTTTGCAAACCTCCTCCGAGGTGAGCGTCAAGCTTTGGGAAACCCGTGCTTATCGCGGATGCCTGTCCGGCGTCGAGAGAAAGGTACTCCGCATGAGCTTCTTGTGATGCGTCCTTTACGTGAACCTGTCCCTTGCGCTTGGAAAGCGACTTGGCTACGGATGCGGTGAAACCGCTTGCGATCTGTTCAGCGCTCTTGTCTGCGTTGAGTTCGTCATTCGCTACCAGGAGGGCGCGTTCAACCGCTCGATGGTTGCGATGCTCGATCAAGTGATCGACGTAGCGCGTAATCTTTCCACCTCCATACTGCTGAGAGATGGAAGAAATCGAATCCGTACTTTCGGGTAACTCCATCATCACGTCCACGTCATTGCAATCGGGCGCGAGCTTTCCGATTACCTCGAAGATCGACTGACGCTCAGGAGAAGAAAAATCCTCTTGCGTTAGATGTTCGAGCGCTTGGGCCGCGCTTCGACCTGTCTCATCCCTCATCGCGGATGCGAGTACCGCAATCTCTGCGAGGTCGTAATCCATTAGAATTCGTGAAGCTCGGGTTCTGAGTTGTTCTTTTTCAGATCGGGAAATCTTTCGGGTATCCAGCCACGACAAGCGTTGCGAAAGGTACGTTCCCAATCCGCTTTGACCTCACCCTTTCCCTTCGCCCAGTCAATGAATACCTCCAATGCCTTTTCGTAGTTCAACCCCTCGTCCTGCGCAATGCTTCGAGGAGGGGAAAAATCATCGGGAATTTGCGAAGCTTTCTTCTTCCGCGATTTTGGAGGATTGTCGGATGTTTGGCGGATATCGGCGCTAGTTTGTAATATATTCTTTCCGAAGGAAAGACGCGCCCGCGCGAGGCGTTTACGTAAAACATCCATGATTAATACGTTAATCGCGGCAGATGCCGGGACTCCGTATAGCTCGCAATACTCATCCAATATGCGTGCGGGAGTCTCTCCAAGTACGAGTCTTTTTTCTTTGGTTTTGCTCATGAGAATACCCCCATCAAAGTCAGTACGAACATGAGGATCATATAGGCGAATATCGTGCAGGCTAGTAGAAACAAGGCGTGCAAACCGATTTTGTTTAATATCTTTACCAATCTTTTAATCATTTTCATTTATGTGTTTTTGTGAATTCTTTCCAATGTCGGACGATGAAAAGCCATGCTTCCTCATCATTCACAACCTGGTCTAGTTGCCAACAATTATCCGAGATTACTCCGTAATCTTGTAGGTATTCTAGGATGTTTGACGGATGTTTGACGTACTCTATGGATAACCATTCGAGTCTGTTCATAGCGTGTCTTCATTGGCATCTTCGTCATCCATCAACTCTATTAATTTTTTTCTAAGGTTCTCCCTAAAACAACTAAGTTGAACCATTGCGGATTCTAAATCACGCTTGCAATCTTTTAACGACTTAGCCGTAAGCTCATACGTGTTGCCAATGAAAGCTCCATTTTTTCCCGGGGCATGGTCAAAACATGGTTTCCGCTCGAACATCCCCTCCATTCCTGAATGGGCTTTTGTGGCTTGATCATATAGAAGCATCAACCATCGTGAGTCTGATTCTTTTTCTTTATTCATAGCGTGTTGCGTGAATGGGTTAAAGCTGGATTGACTACGAAGACTTGGCTTTTCACTAACTCGCAAGCAGATGAAACTGTGGAAATATATTCTTTCTTGGTGTCAGCCTCAATGACCACGTCAAGGGTATCGCCAAGCTTTAGTGGGCCAAATGCCAACACGTATTTTCCTTGGCTGCCTTTGCAGTAAGTCTTGGTGAACTCAAAGCATTGATCAGTAAGTTCCCCTAATTCATCGGTTACTTTTATACAGTCCCAAATATTCATAGCGTATGTACCTTCTCCGCATATCGCTTGATCGTCTTCACCGGAACAAGGTATGCTTCCTTTTGTTTTACGTCTCCCTTGCCTACGAATTTGGCAGGGCGCAATCCTTCTTTCTTGATGAGCTTGCGGATCGTTTCGGGTTGCATGAATATGTACTCCTCACCTGTATGAAATATCCACCAGTCTGCGGTAGTTGTACTTAGCCCCGAAGGTCTTCCTCCGAATGCTATTTCCACCACCAGGTTACCACTATATCGCGACTTCCAATCCTGCTTGACCTCATAGGCTTGCTTGGTATTGGCATTAAAGAAATCGTAACCCTTGAAGTACCCGGGGATGGGGACGGGGAAGTGACCTTGCGCTCGCATGAACGCCATTACTTCCTCTTCCCTGTCCTTACCTACCCCTAAGCTATTCTCGAACTCCGCCATCCAAGTTTACAAAGTAGTGAGCTATGAGTATTGCATCTGCGGTGGCCAAGGTAATCTCCTTGCCCAAGTCAGGATACAATCTCGATGCATGATCCTTGAGTATCCTCTTGCGTTGCGCCCCTGACGTCTTTGCCAAGCCTCCCAAGCCCTTTTGCCAAGTCTTTGGAGGTACGAGGTGGCAGGGGATCTTCAACCCCCTTGCAAGCCCCTCGTAGAAGCCACAAGACTTGCCTAATTTGAAACCCGCACTTGAGGGTATGTTCTTCCCCGCAAACGGAGGCACGTCCTCAAGCACGAATTCAAGCCTGGAGTCAGGGTCATGAATCAATATATGAATCTCCTCGGTAAAGTCCGACAAGCTCGTAAACTTCCAAGCCTGTACGACTTGCGTGCCTATGAACTGGCAGAACCCTCCGCTCGTACCGGGATCAATTGCTATGATACATCGCTCACTCATCTACAACCTCCTTGAATTTAATCGTGAAACCTGGATCGCATTCTCCAGTATCATGCTCGATCAATGCTACCAAGTGTTCGATAAGCGCTTGTTGAACGCATGTTGCATTTGTCCAATCTGCATTCTCGATATGTTGCTTTGCAAACTCCACACCTTGTTTAAGCCTTTGTATTCTTTTCAATCTACTAACCATTTTTCTGTCTCTCCATGACTACCTTGATTTTTCATAAACGCTTTCAGTTCCTTCTCACTCCATGCCCATTGCACGCCGCCTTGTCCGATCCCGCCCTTCAAGCGGAAGCACGTCAATGCCACGTCTTCTGATTCATGCAGTTGCTTTAGGCTATTGACAGAGCGGTATCCGGTAAGTTCCATAGCTTTCTTTGAAGTCAATAACTTCACTACCTTGCCACTCATTTCTTGTCCTCCTTCGGATTTAACGGGTTTGCGAATTCGGACATATCAACAGTTCTTCTCCGTCCGTAAACTTCAGTCTTCAAATCGAAGTCTCGGATCTTGTTGTAAACAAATGAGCGAGATACGTTAAAGTACTCAGTCAGCTCCTTGATTGACAAACGATTGGAGTCTGCGGTTTTGCGTCCGAATGATAACGTCTGTACGTGGTCTCCATATCCCGGCCACACTCCACTCTCCATGCATTTGACCCACGTCTTGCACGCCTCTCCCATCTTTACCTTCATTCGAGACACTTGGGTAAGGTCGATTTCATAAGCGCTCGTCAAATAAGGCGCGCTCTTCTCTACGCATAGATATATGAATTGCGTTGGGTTGTATCCCATGCGCCTAAGTCCTTCCATATAGAATGCGGTTTGGAAATCGTAACCATACTTTCTCACGCTATATCCGAAACCCTTCGGATCTCCTTCTTGCGTGGTTTTCAAGTCGATTACCACCCCCGACCTGGTATTGAACAAGTCGGGTCGTATTTGGCATTCCGCACCCTCATACCCGAAGTAGCCAGTACCCTCGATGATCGTGTCTGGATCATGAAGATAGGTTTGCAACAAAGGATGCTCCCTTGCGGAATCCGCCATGCGCATACAGGTTTCGTAATCGCTCTTGGTCAACCATCGCTTGTCAGGCTCATTCTTTTGCATCTCTTCAAATACCGCTTTGTATGCGTTGGTTCGCGAGGAATTACCATCTATGCTATTCGGCTTTACCGCATACTCTTCATCGAGCTTATGCGGTTCGAGTGT